GTTTATCTCAGAGTCTTGTTAGAGAGTCAATTTATTTGATTATCTGAATTAATCCAATTGCTATTAGAATATATATAAATAAAAAAAATGAATATAGTTTAACTATTCCAGAACTGATTGCATTAAGTGAAGGTGAAAAAAATAATATTAAACATATCATACCAATTAATCCTAAAAAATAAACACACCATAATCTATTTATTTTATATATCCATACTGTTAGTACTAGTAAAATTATATAAATCCATGAAAATTCATATATTCCAAATGCAAGAGCACTTAAAATACTTTTATTATCTTTAGAATAATCACATATTTTATTTGTTGAACACATATTTGTATTTAGTAGCTGATGTAGAGTATACATATGTAGATCACGATTTGTAGAAAAATTATTGTTAGATTTATGATAAAAATTATGATTAATTGTAAAAGTATTATCTTCTAATGTTTCAACCTTGTGAAACCAATATGCAGGTATATATAACATATCACCAGATGATATTAAAACACTATTATCATTCCATTTTTCATGACCCATTGAAATATTTGATAGCGGGAGTGTTTGAAGAGAACCAGGTGGTGATAAATAAAATTTTTTTGATCCTGAATAACATATATTTGTCACATTAATACCATTTCCATCATAATGCCATCGAGTTATATTACCTGATGAATGTTTCCATCCTCTAATATTTGGTAAAAGATCAACTAAATTAGATAGCTGGATAAAAAAATCATCTAAGCATTTTTCACTAGTAAAAAATGTTTTTGCATTTCCTATAAATTTTTCTTTAAAAATATCTGGACGAGAATAAAATTCTTTACATGAATTTGAAGGGCCAATAAAATTTTTTATAACACATGGCTTGGATTGAAGAACATACTCTTTATAGAATTTTTCTGGACTTATTTGTTCTGGTGAATTAAATATTTGAATCATTTAATATATTTAATATATTTGAGATATTATTTAATTTTAAACATCAATTACATTTGTTTGTTTATAATTAACTCCTGCAAAAAATGTCCAAATAAATAGAATACCATCATAATAAACTGATCTAATAATTATGTATAGACACCATAATCCTAAAATTAAACACAATAAATTTATAATTTGTGTTTTTACATATATAATTATATAATTTTGTAAATTCATAGAATCTGGACTTGTTAACTTTGATATTATCACAATCCATAATAACTTGGATAGAAACCATGGACTTAGATTTGTACTGACATATGTCAAGTAATCAAATTTTTTTGATACATAAGATATCAAATAAACTCCAATAAATACCAAGTTATTTGACCAAAATTCTTGGGCTACATAGAAATCTGATATATTAGAAAGTAACAAAGTATTTAAAACTAAAATAATTGTACAAATAATTGTAAATTTATCTGGATGAGACATTTATATGTATTATCAATCATAGATATAAATCCCTAGTTATAGATAAAAAGCAATTTTTATCTATAAAAATTGATAATTAAATTGTTTGATTTGATTGAATAATTATTTAAAATCAAATCTATGGAACAAGAATATTTTATTTTAGATAATTATTCAAAACCTTATAAAGTTATTATTGGACAAACTAATAATGTCCAAGTGTACAAATTAGAAGATGCAGATGATGAAATACAATATAAATTAATATTATCAATTCAAGCACTCAAAGTATTTGTTGGAAAATCTCCACTAATTCCAATGACAGAATTTTCTGGAGGTCATGGACAGCAATTTGATGGAAATAGTATACTACTCCAACAATCTGAATATTCTTATATTTGGATTGGAGAAAAAATTATATCATTTTTATCATACTTTCCAATAGTTGAATACATATCTCCAGTCGGTAATAATCAGGTCACTTATCCTTGGGCAATAGATGAAAAAGGCTGGGTATATCTATTTTTATGTAATGTAGTTATTACAAATATACCAGAATCCAATTTAGCAGATCCATATGACTATTTTTGGTTCAAAGGATTAGGAAATATTTGTGGACCTGAATGTTATCAACCAAGTACACAAACATTAATAAAAAATTTTCAATCAATTAAAAAATTTTTTATTGGAAATGAAGAATATAGATTTGTATTTTCTGCTTATCCGGACAAAGAATATGATAGACTTGTACAATCTTTTGATTCTGAATTATATGTCGAAAAAACAGATGGAAATAAATACAAGTTAGATAAATCTAGTTTTATTAATTTAATGAAAGATTTTGCTGAACAGTCTGGATTATGTGTGTTAGATCATATGAATGTGATAGATAAAGGAATTTAACTTTATTTATAACTTTTTATAAAAGCTATGAACTAAAGAGTTGCTGGTGTCGCTGTACCTGTACCTAGTGTACCTGGATCTGCAAAACATTTATCATTTGTATATGTTGTATCTTTACTATTTTGTTTACATTTACTATCAATTATTGATTCTAGTTTTTTGATATTATTAATTTTATCAATTTCATCTTTTAAATATTCTTTAAACTCTTTATCTGTTATCAAGTTTGTAAATTTTGCTTTAATATCTGGATATTTTGCTAGTATTTTTACAACATCTTCAACTGATGAATATGAACTAACAACTCCTTTTTTAACACTGCTAGCTGCACTGCTAGCTGCACTAACAGCTCCTTTTGCTACACTAACAGCTCCTTTTGCTGCACTAACAGCTCCTTTTTTAACAGCTGAAGCAGCTGAACTCAAAGCAGCGAGCATACCTCCTTCTAGTTCTAAATATTTGGCTTTATATTTAAAATATTTAAGTTTGTATAATTCATTTGAACTTGCATACTTTTGTCTGTATTGTTTTCCAAACTGTTGTGATTGTTGTCCGTACTGTTGTGATTGTTGTCCGTACTGTTGTGATTGTTTTCCGTACTGATCAGCACTTGATAGTCTTGCTTTTTGTCTGTCTGACATTTTTTGGCTAGGTGGGATATGATTATTAATAAAACATTTTTCAACAGTGTAATAAAATAGACCACTAGCACCCTTACACATATAGTGAATTTGTAATATTCTATTTAAATCATAATAACGATTATTATAAACATTTTGTATAACACTATCTTTTTCTGCACTAGCTAAACTTGTTGTATTAGACATAACTTTTTTAACAGCTGCTAAAAATTTACTAACACTAGGAAGTTTAGTTACTTCTGAATTTGGTGATTCAGTAAGTTCTGTAGATGTATCTTTTTTACTAAGAAATAATTCAGGATCTAATAGTTCTAAATTGCTATAAATTAATTGAATGCCGCCATTAGCAATATTTGATTGTTTATAGTAATCTTCTTGTGGATCATAGTCATAGACAGTTAAAATGTTTCCTTTATCAATATATACTGTTTTATTTAAAATTGCATTTATTTCTTGAAGTTCAGCATCATATTTACCTGCTATTGTCTTATAGGTTTGTTTACCTAGACGTGCTAGACTCTGTAGAGGTTTATAAAATAAACCACCATCTAAATCTTGTTTAAGTTGAAAGTATTTAGACTTATATTTTATATATTTTTCTTTGTAATCAACAAAATCTTCCATATATATTATTTAAATAGATTAAAAAAATATTAAATTTTTTTAATCAACAGTTGATTAGTTGGTTAGTTGATTAGTTGATTAGTTGATCTATTAGACCAATATTATGATCCAAATCTAAACAAAAAATAATTTTTGTATTTGTCTAAGCTAGATCAATAAAACTAACTTGTCCTGGTATAAATTTAAGTGTGATCATATCTTGAGTAAGTTTTGAATTTGATACATTGATTATTGGTGTTATATCAACTTCAACAAATCCATAGGTTTTGTTATAGTTTTCAAGTACATGATATGTTGAACCCATTTTCATTTTATATATTGGATCTCTTGAACTTTTATAAATATATTCATCTTGATGTGCACCTCCAGTCCCAACTATGTACTGTTTAATTGTCAATCCAGATTGAAGTTTTACAATTCCATATTGATACAAATGAATATCTGCACACAAATAGTAAATTGATTTTTCTCCAACAATCTTGTCTATTAGATTAAAAAAATTAAGTAATTTATCATTAGTTTCTTTTATAATTTCTGATCCTTTATTTCTTGTAAAACATATTGGATGGTGTGCTATAAATATTATATTTTGAACTTGTTTATTAGATTTAATAATTGAACATATTTGTTCAATTTGAAATTCTAATAAATTTGAAACATTTTTATCTTTTTCTTTATATTCATCAAATAAATATTCATAACACCCATATTCTTTTGCCTCAAATAAATATGAATCAAACATAATAATTAAAGTATTTGAAATAACTAAATGAATAGGTTTGTTGAATATTTGATAATTTAGATCAGGTTTAGTTAATGCAAGATTTTGTTGTAGATTAAGAATTTTACAAGTTTGAGTTGATTCATCTGATAAATTAGGGTATTTAAAACTAGAAACTGTTTTGTCCATAATAACTTGATCATGAATATCATGATTACCAAATAAAATATATTTAGTTATTTTTTGTGGTAATTCTGAAAATACATTTATAAATTCATCAACATTCAAAGTTTTTTTATCTTGATCAGGATAGTAATTATCACCAGCCACAACAATAAAATCAATTGGATTTTTTTTTACATATTCATTTAATTCATCTAAAACAAATGTTAACCCTGAATGGATAAGATTAGGATTTTCTTTTGAAGAACCAGACTTGTAACCAAATTCATTCCAACATCCAAAATGTATAAATTTCATTTATATAAATTAAACTTAGATAAAATTAATATTTTACAAAAAAGATTATTTAAAAAAAATTGATATAAATTTTATTTGATTATAAAATATATATTAGTTTTAAACAAAATGTATGCTGTAGTTGATTTTACGGATTATCGTAAAGAACAATGTTTTAAAGTAGTTATGTCTACATCGGATGTAGAATATGCAAAAAAAGTCGCATTTCAAATTGCCAAGAAAGAACTTGGCAAAGAGAAAGATACCGAAAATTCTTTTTATAAAATTACAACAAAATTCCAATGCGAATATCTACATCCAGTAAATAAAATTATCATTTGTTATAAAATTATTAAATTAGTAAAACATAAAAAAGGATTTAAAATTGAATCTTATAATCCACGTGTATATGCTGTTATTGAATTAAACAAAACAGACATGACAGAAAGTGTAGATGAAATAGAACAATCATTTATATGTGATAATTATTATTCTTATGATGATGACGAAGAAGATGATGATGTAATCTATGATGTAAATGATGATTCTTACTAAATAACTTTGTTAATTTTATATATTTAAAGTTTTGTATAATATTTATATTAGCTAATAAACAAAAAAATATGACAAATGCTCAAACATATATTCAAGATTTATTAATTGTGGGTTCAAATGCATGTTGTGTATTAGATACTCAAGATACAAATTATTTGTCCAAGGCTTATTTAGTTTTTTATTATAAATCTATTCAGTCAAAAGACCCTGAATTAGACTCTAATATACTCACATCAAATCTATTTGATACTCTAACATTTACATACAATTCAGAAGAATCTGTTATTTCAAGTGATTTTCTAGAAATGTTTGCAAAAAATCATTTGGAAACTACAGCCCATGACCAATTAGAAAAAATGTATAATGGATCACCTGGATATGTTCCAGTTTGTTTAGGATTTTATTATAATCCTTTGTGGATCAAATCTCAACAAATATCATTTTCAATTAATGGATCTAATTTATCACAATTTAAAAAAATTCAACTTGTATATGATATAATTAATTCAGATTTAGATAATCTCCAAGCTCAAGCTGGACTTGAATTATATTCAATGATTGTAGTTAATGGATATAATTCAAATATCAAACTTATAGAAAAAGAAAAATATATTCAAACTATATCATGGATATATAAAGAAAATTCACAACTAGTACATCCGATTGAACAAATTAAGCTTGAATCTAATTCTGAATATGGTTATAATTCTGGTACACGATCATCAAATTATTTTAGATATATATCACAGTTTCAAACATATCCAAGTACCAATCCAGATATGTATACATATTCATATATTTTAAATCCCACTAATCATTTAGATATATCAGCAAAAAAAATTTCAAATTTAGAAATTGAACAAAAATATATGTCAGATTTAGATCCGACCTATATAACTCAACATATATGTATACGCGAGATTAAAATTGTAGATTTACTTTAATTGCCATTTGCTCTTTGATTTTCTGCTATATTTTTAAATATATTTGCTAATATTTCTATAAAAGTTAAACTATTATTTGTTTGAGGTTGGGTTTGAGGTTGTACTGGTCCAAATCTACTATTTGGACTAATATTAGATAGATATATTATTTGTCTTTTCAAGTCAGAAGTATATGTTAACAGTTTATTTACTTGTTCACATTTAACATCATATTTTTCTTCAAGATCAGACAATGTGAGTTCAAGTTTCTTACATTTTTCTTTATATTCTTGCATAATCAAGGTCATATCCCTTGGTTTTGTATCAAGTGGTATCTTAATTAATTCTTCAAATGAAAAATAGGAGTTATCAAATTTAATTTGAATATTCCATGAATAGTTTGTTTGATCATTAGCTAAAAAAGATATAATTTGTGGATTTGTTGTATCTAAATCTTCAAACGTTTTTTTATATCCTTGGACAGCACTTGAAAGAACTTGTTTATATTTATCTGGAGTAATACTTGTAGGAAATATATTAGGTTCAATTACTCCATAATACAAAGATAATCCATCTTTAATACAAACCAGAAAATTACCATTTGAATTAGTTGTAAAAAAAATATCTGTGTTCATTTTATTTACACATTAATACTAATATATGTGTAAATAGTTTATAACACAATTTTTTATATCAAATTAAAAATTAATATTTATTTATATTATATATGAAACCAGAAATAAAAGAATATTTATCTGGACTAAAAACTAAGTTTGCTAATAACAAATATCAAGCATATATAATCAAAGGATCTAAAATAGAACTATTAGGAACATCTGGTACTCTTAGTGCAATTAATGAATTAATTGATGAGAGTTTAGAGGATTTGGATACTAAAAAAACAGTATATATAGCAACTATTTTATATAATATTAGATTGACAAAATTTGTTGATGGACCATTAAGTGTAAAATGCACAATTCAACCTTTAAAAGACTCCAAATTATCAACTAGACCAAAAGATATTAAGGCTAATACTGTTCATTGGACTGAAAATGAACTAGAAACTAATAAATTAAAAAAAGGTGATTATAAACTAATTATTCAAGGACTACTAGATGGATCAATTGAATCTAACCTATATAAAACTTATACTAGAAAAGATCTCGATTAGAATTATTATTTAATTGCTGGGTCGCAATCCTTTTAGGATAGACTTACCACTAGTGCTGGGTCGCAATCCTTTCAGGATAGACTTACCACTAGTGCTGGGTCGCAATCCTTTCAGGATAGACTTACCACTAGTGC